TATAGAAGAAGGGGTATACCCTCTTTTCAAAGGGCATCTTCCACGGCTCTAGGTGTCACATCAATGACTCATAGTAAAAAACCCACCATTTGAGTGGGTCTACGCATCATAAGTGATTATTTAGGATCTGTCAAGCCCCCGGTTATTCGGTTTCTCCCACTCCCACCGTGGGATCAGGTTCAGGAAGAGTTACGCCAGTTTGAGTAAGATACTCAATTACCCCCTGAATTTTGAGTAAAAGTTCTCTTTTTTCATTTGCCTGAGCATTAATACTCATAATTTCTTGAGAAAGAGATTGTCTTTGATTAATCAAATTACTAAGATGTTCTTGTTGTTCAGTCATAATTTTAAATAAAAATTTTTTTTATTTATAATAGTCAATAAATACATTATACTACAAAATCGAAAAATGTCTAAGTCACCAAATAAGGGTAAAAAAGGTTCTGCTGGTGGCAAGCAATCCAAACAAAATCAGGGTAATGCGACTGCCAAAAAAGCAAAGAACGGTGGTAAGAAAAAGTGAGGTATTATGCCAAGAGAGTGGAATACTCCAATTAGGGAACCTTGGAATGCACCCATTCACAATACCCTAAAAGCAATAGATAATCATACTCAAGAATATTTCAGAAGTGGTGATATTTGGCATCTAGAGAAAGCAGATCAACTTAGGCAATATTTGCAAGAGTTAAAAACGTGGATTCATAACCAAGAAAAAAAATGAAAGAATGTTAAATGAGGGTATTGCATATCCTTACGTCTTATAATTTTCTCCAAAGTTTTCCTTCAGCAATTCTTCTTCTCAATAATCCTGCTTCTACATCACTTCCAGGATTTCTGTAAAGTTCAAGAGCAGCAGGAACTTTACCCCATTCTTTATTCTTAAGAACTCTAGTTATGGTCACATATCTTCGACTACCATAAAAATTAGCACCAAGGTTATAAGCAAAAGACAATAAAGCACCGCGCTGATAATCATTCATCTCACTCCAATAAGGTATTTGTTTCAGTGCTGAAAGAAATTCATTTTGTATCTGCCAATCAAACAATTCATCTGCTTCTTTCTGAGTAATCTTTTCTCCTAACTTAAAAGGACTTCCATCCTTCTTACGAGTGCTTCCCCATCCTATAGTATAAGGTTTTCCTTTAGTATAAGGATCTGGATATGCTACTAATTTACATTTTTCAAATTCTTTAATAAGTTCTATTCCTTCTTTCAGAATAGAACTTTCTACTTTTTTACATTAAAGATCCTTCCCCATCCAGTCTTATCCTTTCCTTTCTCCAACCAACGGTACATCAGATCAGACTTTTTGTAAACAGCACCTTTGCCATTTGTTACGGGGCCAGTATATCCATCATTCAGAGAACCATAAGGATCATTTACCACATAATCTTCACCCTTCTTACCGATGACTACAACCATGTGCCCACCAGAAGGAGCAGATAGAGTACCCCTGTGATAGATCCCGATAACAACAGGTCTCCCAGCAGCAAGCTCACGATCAAGATCAGCAAAAGAAAGATTGTAACTAAAGTGTGACTTAATTCCATAACCTTCCAGAACTTTTGTCTGAACGGTATGATCAGTGGTGTCACCAATTGCAAATACTTTTTGAATATAAGAGTCATCACCCTTTGTTCCCTGAAGAGTCCCTGGTTTAAAGTATTCTAAACACATCGCACAAGCAGATGAATTACAGGTTCTTTGAGCATCTCTGTAATTATCTGTTTGTGGGTAGTAAGGAACTGCGAGAACACCAGGAACTGCTGGTTTTGTTCTGAAAATACGAACCCAGTTTGAAGTATCATCAATCAAATCAGGATTCTTATCCGCAAGATCCACTTCAAGTTGCTCTACTGCTGCAACATGCTTTGGGTTATTTTCGTCATAATTCTTAAAAAAGTTATGAAGATCTATTCGCATTTTAATCTCCTAGGTATTCTAATGAAAAAATATCATGCTCTGGAATATCAGGATTCAACCACTCACTAAATTCCGATTGAATCGCATATGCATTATCAATATCCATCTCACTCAAATAATGAATTCGTTCAATTGCCCAATCATGTGATGACCGAAGTGTCTGTTCCAAAGTTTCCATCAAAATAATCCTTTCTAAAATATCTGGAGAGTATATTGCTATTGTAGTACGCAGGAACTCCAGTGTCAAGCGATTCGGTCAATACATTATTTAGGAACAGTTGTCGTGTTTCTTCAAAATTACATTTACCTTTGGTTTTATGTAATGATATTATTTTTCTTTCAAAACATTCCTTACCATATTTCGTAATATCTTCCTTAAGTTCAGGACAAGAACCATAATAATTTTTCCAATCCGATTCAGACTTTACTTTTCTTTTTTTTCCTTTTGGTGTTCTGAACTGCCAAAGATACTTACGTCCAATATATTTTCTACCGGTGGTCTTACAGGATATGAGATATACGAATCCAAAATAATCTTCTATATGTTGAGACTCAAAGATTTCCCCATTAAACTTCCATGGGTTCTCATAGCTCATAGAGTAATCTTAAAGAGCTATTATTTATCCTTCATCCTTAGCAAAGCGATTCTAGCAATAAAAAAGGGGACTTGTCAAGCCCCCCCCCTGAAAGTTATGTTAAAGTTTTATTATAGACCGTATTTTTTCTTCATTTCTTCTCTTGCAGCATCTTCACGCTTATTGCGTTCTCCAAACAAATCATCTCTACGTGCTTTCAGGCGACCTCTCATTCTTTGTGCTTTTTCTTCTCTTTCGCCTCTTGGAAGTTTATTCAATCCAGGACTTCTTCCTTGATGGGTATTGTCAAGAACATTTCCTGCTTTATAAGTAGTTTTTACACCTTTGTCAATTTGCTTATCAGATTGGTCTGCCGCTGCCTCTACAATCGTTCCAATAGTTTCGGCATCCATTTTCATCATCACATAAAGTGCCTCATCTACGGTCTCTACGTGCTCGTTGTCGATGAGATACTCAAGGACTAGATCAAAAGCATCATACTCATAGGACTGGTTTAGAACCTTCTCTCTAGCGGTCTGTCTGGGTGCCACAGGGGTTGGTTTAGGGCTTGAGGCAATTGCAGCAGTGGCAGGTGCAACGCTTCCAGAAGCGGCAGCAGAGGTGCTAGGAGCAGCAGCAATTGCTTTAGATGGAGTTGCTGCTTTAAAGGCATTTGGATTTTGTGATAAGGACTGATTACCTGCACCAAGTTTCGAAACTGCAGGAGATTGAACCGAAGGAGAATTCATAGGAAGTCTGGACCTCATATCCTTCATTAAAGGATTATCAGTTTGTTGAGTTCCACGAATTCTTGCCTTTTCAGCAGAAGCTGCAGCAAGTTTTGGATTTGCTTTTGCCCATTGGTCCATTGCAGACCCTGCTGGTTTTGCTGGTTTTGCTGCGGCAGGTCTTGCAGGGGCAGCAGAAGGTCTTGCAGGGGTAGAGGGGGTAGTAGCAGCAGGTACTCTAAGTGCTCCAGGAGAAGAACTAGTTTGAGTAGCATTTCTATCTATTCCACTACCTCTTCTACCACCACTACCAGAACCACCGGCACTACCGGCTCCTGGAGTTGGTTTAAAAACATTTGAATTTTGTCCAGTAGTTTTTGTTTGACCCATTTCAATTATATAATTTTCATACATCTCTTCCCAGGTATACTCACTCAGGTCATAACCCTCTTCTAGAAGTGAGTTGACCCAGTTCTCAACTTCTTCCCAGATTTGTTCTTCAGTAAGTTCTTGAGGAGCATAAACTGCAGCATACGCTTCCATTAAACTTGCGACTTCACTACCTGTAATTCTTGACATTTTTTTCTTTTTTAGTTCTTTATAGTTTTATTTATAAAAAAAGAGGGTCTCAAGGACCCTCATTATTCATCCATTCTTTTTCATAATCATAATCACCAAAAAGAAACTCATCACACTCTGCTGCTTCAGAATATGCGTTTAGGATTTCCTGTTCACACCATTCATCATAGTTTGAATCCTGAGAAAGTATTTTTGGAGTCATAATAGATCAAAAAGTAAATTAACCAAGAATAGAATCTCTCCACTCTTCACTCATATTCACCATAATTGCTTCTGCTGCTTCTGGTGTTTCGGCATATCCCTCATCAAGAAGGTGCGAGAGGATGATATTGTAGAGGTCTATTTGTTCTTGTTGCGTCCATCTTACAAATACTTTTTAGTTATTTATATTCTAAACAACATTAAGTCCTGGTTCTAATATTTTATAATTTGTTCCATCATAAACAACTCCAGAATAATAATCTGCAGCATCCAACACTGAAAACATATTATATTCTCTTCCATCGTCAAATGGTGTTATATCTATCAAATCTCCATAAGTGTTCTTCCAAATACTATGATATATCGCACATCCATAAGTTTCATCATCAACATCAGTGATTAGATAATATCCACTTATTTTTTCTCCACCATAAGTATTCGCATAATGATTTACATTATTATGACAATTTGCGTCGGCACATAAAGGTTTAGATACTACAGGAACTTTTAACAGAGTGAGAGAGAACTTACAATACTCTTGAAGTTTTATCACACACTCATCTTCTGGTAATGATATTCTAAACTTTCTCAATACTCCATCCATTTTTTCTTGGACCTCTTCTATCATAAAGAATTGCTGCGTGCATAGTAGCATAAGATATTTTATTTTCACTACAAAACTTTTTAAGCTCCCCAAACACTTCAAATTTTTCTCCAGAAGGATTTGTTAGAAGATAAGTTACTG